GTTTTTTTTTTTTTTTTTAACAGGTTATCTCAATCAAGGCGACTAAGTGTTACACTGGGCAAACCAGACTTCACAAAACACCTCAAACCCGAATCAACTAAACCGCGAGAAAACGGACAGTACCAGAAACAGTAGGGGATCCAGACGAATAAGTCAGTATGTAAGGAAAAGTTATTGCATCTGTGCCGTTACAGCTCACATACAACGACTGAGACACACTGGCTTGAAAAAGCGTCCCAAGACTGTTCTCAACAGCATTCGAGAGTGGTGACAGACCAGCCTGATACAATGACGTACCATTCTTCTGTACATCGAACTCGATATCAATGTTCTGAGCACCGCTAGAACGAGCGGTCAAAGTAGCATCAATAACATAGTTCCCTGCCGGAGGAACGAAAGATCCAGAAGTATTAACGACTGAAACTCCGTTCGACAAGACAGTTGCCGCCAACAACTTCCGCGCCACAGTAGTGGCCGCAGGTGTTTCAGCAGCAGCACTCTCAAACATGCCAACTGTAACGTTAGGCAATAAAGCACCCTGAGCAGGATTCAATAGTGTTGGTTTTGAACAGACAAACGAATAACGAACGTGGAGTTCCCCCACAACATTCGTATTTGCCTGTCCAAACGTACACACCCAAAGATTACCTCCATCAAAGGTTTTAATGTCCTCATCCACAGGTATAGGACCTGTTCGGATGTACTTTGCATCAGATCGGTTAACTGACGCCGAATCAGTGGCCAACAGCATACTTTCGTACGGCATGTCATCGACTCGGTGCATAATCTCAACCTGCTGCTTCGTGGTCGGGGCAGGGTTCCCTGCATTATAATCCATAGCAAGGATTACCTTACCCCCTTGACCTTGTGTAGCAAAACCAGAGACCTCAGGCTTGTAATAGAACTCACAACTCTGCTGTTTCCATTCAGAATACAGAGCAGCTTTCAAGGAACCCTTTGGAAAGGTTCCTACAAGACCTGGATTCAACGGATACTTGGTGGCAACGAAAGTAACACTCCCATTTACCTCACCAATATATTCGTCAAACGTAATAATCTCCCTTAGGAAACTCTGACGATCTCGATTCGCCACTCCACGAGGAAGTAACGGACCTGCCAAACCAGCCCTTTTCACACCGCGCGTCCTTTGTTGCACCTTAACCTTTGGGATCAAGGGATTCATTGGAGACGCAGGAGATTTTGACTGGGCAGCAATTGCCTTATCTCTAGCGGATTGCGCAGCTCTCTGCGCAACTGTAGGCTTATTCATTTTTGGATTCTTAGACTTCATCACACTTTGAAACTTTATCTGGCTTAATGAACTTAGCCTAGGGACCAGATCAAGCGGGTCGGCAAAAAAATAACCCGACTCAAATCGTAAGTGCAATGCAAGTATGTTGTCCTTAGGTATCCTCGCCTTTATAAACTCGCGAAGTCGGGGCGTCCACTGAATCCTTTGTAAAAAGGAATCTATGAGCGCTTCGATCTCATCGAATTCAACAGGCCAAGGGAACAAACACACTCGTAATCCAAGCAAATGAACAAGACATGACTCTTCAAAAGATAAGTCAGGTGAAAGTCGTATCCAATTGATAGATGATTTTAACTTAGACAGATTACCAGCAGCAACAACAAGTTCGCCATAGGGCTTAACAAAAATCTGTCGAAGATGATGGGACAAGAAATTAAGATCAAACACAGTCCGTGGAGATGGATCATCAAAGGAAATTCTGACGTTGTAACGCGCCAAAAAATCCCCAAGCTTCCGGATATCCACAGAAGTGTCATCAATACTTATCGCCAAATCATCACCATTGATCAAGACACGACAAACATCATCGAAAGGCCTATCAGTTAATTCGGTGATGGCGTCAAATAAAGCACACCAAAAATACAGAGAGTTATCGTGACCAGTATTCTTCCAACCGGATTTGTTATGAAAAACACGATACGCACACCCCTCAGTAATAGCAACACCGCAATAAACTGAATCATACAAGTGACGAACAGCAGCTTTAAATTGATCAGGCAAAAAGGAGGCACGGACATTCCGAATAACACGCGCAATTCCTAGGTTGAAACGGGAGTCACAACCATCTCCATCCGCATCATAACAATTCTGTTCTTTTCCAAGAGACAAAACTGCAGTAACGAACTGGGGACCAGGGACGGAAATCCCTATAGTAATTGGGTGAAAACCCAGAGTGTCCATCAACCGTTGATTCTGCCAATCAAATAACTGAGTGCTCGCCAAAAGATGATGAATGTCTGAAGCCGAAAAGACTCGCGTCTTCTCAGCCAAGACCTTCTCTGCCAATCGCAACTCATCTTTGAGAGTAAAAGCAAAATAACACGGAACAGGAACACCAGCTAAGATATCTTTGACACGCCTCTGAATCAC